ATGATGGCTTTATCAAATTCCACACAACTGTCAAGTCCAGCGACCCAAAATTACAATGGATTAATGGTATCGGGCATGTCGCCGCTAATAATCATATTGGAGCGCGCCTGCTTGACAATGAAATGAATTTAAAGTTTATTGACCAGACTATAACCGTTCCATGCTCGACACTTGATACGTTCATTTTAGAATCAGGAATTGAGCATATTGATTTTTTGAAAATGGATACTGAGGGACACGAAACAAATATCCTTGCGACATACTCTTGGAAGGTTAAGCCATCCATGGTTAAAATTGAACATTCGCATATTGACGACATTCGTATGTGTAATTTATTAAAAGCTCAAGGCTATATGGTTTGGACTGAGCAAAACGACATCTATGGAGTAGTATAAATGAGCAATATTATTTTACCATCAAGTGATTCCGACAAGCAGCGCATCAAAGGCTGTATGGAAGAAATTAGCAACTCTTACACTAGAATGGAAGCTGAGAGAGATTTCATCAAAGAAGCCATTGAAGCATTGGCCGATGATGTTGATATTCCTAAGAAGTATCTGAATAAAATGGCTCGCATTTACCATAAGCAGAACTTGAGCGAGACAGTCGGCGAGATGGAAGACCTCGAAGCTTTGTACGAAACGGTGATCGGATAATGAATCCAACTATCATGGGCGAAATGATCTATCAACTCCAGAATGGTGTGGTTGAAGTGACGTTCGAGAAGATCAACGATGGGGGTACACGGGTTATGCCGTGTACTATCAATCCAGAAATACTTGAGTCGGAAACCGGCAAAAAACTCATGTTGAATGCAATTGACCCAAACTCTGACAATATAGCGGTTTGGGGCATGGACGTGAAAGCTTGGCGGTCTTTTCGCGTGTCTACAGTTACTGGTTGGAAAGTTATAGAAGAATGATCTCTTTACTTATTAGTGAAAGTGCGGTATACTATATGAAATTGATTTATATTTGAGGAGTAATTATATAATGTTAGAAGAGTTTTTGTGGTGCGAGCTATACAGGCCAAAGACCGTCGGCGATACTATCCTTCCCAAGTCTTTGAAGGATACGTTCCAGCAGTTTGTCGATAGTAAGAATGTCCCTAATCTTCTGCTCACCGGCACCGCTGGTGTAGGCAAAACCACTATCGCCAAAGCTATGCTTGAAGAACTCGGCGCGGACTATATTGTCATCAACGGTTCTGATGAAGGTCGCTTGATTGATACATTGCGCACAAAGATTAAAGGGTTTGCATCATCCATGTCATTGGCAGGTGGTCGCAAGTATGTGATCTTAGACGAGGCTGACTATCTAAATGCTGAGACAGTTCAACCGGCCCTGAGAAACTTCATGGAAGAGTATAGCGCCAACTGCGGGTTTATAATGACTTGCAACTTTGCCAATAAGCTCATCGAACCTCTCCGTTCGAGGTGTTCAGTTGTTGAGTTCAAGGTGACACCTGCTGATAAGCCAAAGCTGGCTGGTGAGTTCTTCAAGCGTGTGTGTGGCATCCTAACTACACAGGGCGTCGACTTTGATAAGGCCACAGTTGCTGAGGTTGTGAAGAAGCACTTTCCTGATAATCGCAGAGTATTGAACGAGCTTCAGCGATATGCTGCCACCGGTAAGATCGATGCTGGTATTCTTGTCAACTTCTCTGACGATAACATGAAAGCTTTGATGGCTTCCATGAAGGCCAAAGAATTCAGCAAAGTCCGCAAGTGGGTTGCTCAGAATATTGATGGCGACAGCACGCAGCTGTTCCGTTCAATTTACGATAATGCAAATGACTATGTCAAGGCAACCAGCGTTCCGCAGGTTGTGGTCACTCTAGCTGACTATCAGTACAAGGCTGCATTCGCTGCCGATGCTGAGATTAATATGATGGCGATGTTGACCGAAATGATGATTGATTGCGAGTGGTTATAATATGAATATTGAGATTGGTAAGAGCTACGAAGTTACAAATATGTACAAGAAGTGCTACGAAGAACATGAGTTCCTGAAACACACCAATAAAGACATCCGAATTGCCTGTGAAGTGGTTTGGCGAAGCGGCACAGTTGTCATTACTCCTGAAGACGAGCATGAAGTTGAAGAGCTGGTGCTAGCTATCCACAACGAAGAAGGCGATGAATTCTATCCGCAAAGTTATGAAAATTATGAGTTTGTAGTTTGTACTGATTCTTGTTCTGACGAACTAACCATTGATGGCGATGACGCTACTGATAGTGAGAAAGAACGTCTAACTGAAGGATACTATGAAGACGGAATTTCTTTTCTTGAGGAAGAAGGGTTCTATACTTACGATAATGAGATTATCATTCATGCCGAGCTTGAGGTGAAAGAATTTGAGGGGTATGTGGGGCTATGAATAGTATAATCTATGACTTTGAAACACTCAGTCAAAATATGTTCACCGGAGCTGTTGTTAGTTTGGCATGTCTTCAGTTTGATACGAGCCGATACACTAAAGGTGATGGCTATGAGTATGAAGAGCTCCTGGGCATGACTAAGACTATCAAGTTTGACGTCCAAGAGCAAGTCAAAGAGTATGGCCGGTCTATCCAAAAGAGTACATTGGATTGGTGGAAGAAGCAAGGCGCAGAAGCTCAGAAGCAATTGAAGCCTTCCTCAGATGATGTTTCTATATCTCACCTGTATGAGTGGATGACTACGGAGTTCCAGATTAGTAAAGCGAAAGCTGTCTGGACACGGGGAAATACATTTGATCCTATCTTCCTTCGTACTATACTTGATGCTACCGGCGATGAGGATCCATTCAAACAGTGGTGGGCGATTCGCGACACGCGTTCGTTCCTTGACGGTATGCTATTCGGTTCAGGCATTAAGAATTCATTTATCCCCGATGAATTGGCTCCGAAGTTTATCGGACACGACCCGAAGCACGATGTGGTTATGGATGTCATGCGCATGCAGTATCTGGCAAGACTTGATTATTGCGAAGAGTTGTAGATTATGTCAAACCCATTTGATTACATCAATTCTATCAATAGCACAAAAAAGAACCTGATGGTCAGTACTGATAATGATAGGTTGGCCGAGAAGGGATATGAGCCTTTCCTAGCCAACCGCGCATTATCTTACCATAATGACACCATTGCTCTTGCAAATGAAATGAACATCAGGCACTATCTTGACAAAAGTCCGCAGTACATGTTTCTTCTCAACACAGTTAGACCCAAGAAACGTTATGGTAAGTGGGAAAAGAAAACGTCAAACGCTGATTTGGATCTAGTTAAGGGTTACTATGGTTACAGTGACGTGAAGGCTAGACAAGCATTGACTATATTGACTGAACATAATTTAGCAGAGATCAGGGAAAAAACATCCAAAGGCGGTAAGTCGTAGATCAATCCTTAACATTTCTAATTTTATAAATATTGACTCATGTCATGTGTTAATGATTATTATTAATGTGTTAAGAATGTAAAGGATGGACGAAATGCTGGATAGCATGGTCGAGATATACTTGAAGGACGATGATGATTTTCTAAAGATTAGAGAAACACTGACTCGTATTGGCGTGGCTTCACACAAAAACAAAACGATATACCAGTCTTGTCATATTTTACACAAGCAGGGAAAATATTATATCGTGCACTTCAAAGAACTCTTTGCCCTTGACGGTAAGCCGAGCAACTTTGGTGATGAAGACGCGTCGAGGCGCAATACAATAGCCAATCTACTCGCCGAGTGGGAATTGGTTGCTCTTGCGGATAAAAGTAAGACAAGTGAAAATGTAGCTCCACTCAATCAAATTAAGGTTCTCCCATTTAAAGAGAAGAATGATTGGACATTGGAAGCAAAATACAATATAGGAAAGAAACTTTAAGGATTTGAGAATGACCAATTTTATGAAAGCTAAAGAATTTATGACAACCTTTCGCCAAGAGGTGAAAGATACACCCGAATACCCAGGACTTGATGTCGCCGCTTTACGATATGAATTAATTCGCGAAGAGTTGCAAGAACTGTTTGTGGCTACCGGCGAGAAGGATATGGTGGAAATTGCCGACGCCTTGACTGATTTGCTGTATGTTGTGTATGGCGCTGGTCATGCATATGGTATCGACCTCGACGCATGTTTTGATCATGTGCACGATTCAAACATGAGTAAACTGAATACATTCGGCCAGCCTATATATAGAGCTGATGGTAAAATTCTAAAGGGTGAGAACTACTGGGCACCGAACATGAAACAATTTGTGGGAGAAGCATAATGAATAGACAAGAAGTATTTGAAACACTTAAAGTGGACGAGGGTGTTAAATATGAAATTTACAACGATCATCTCGGGTATCCGACATTTGGTGTCGGCCACCTCGTACTTGAAAGTGACCCCGAACACGGACAACCGGCCGGAACCCCAATCACCGAAGAAAGAGTTGCCGAGTGTTTCGAGAGTGATCTCAACACCGC